AAACACTTCATCTGTAAACTTTACTAAGTGTGCGGGTGGAGCAGGTTTTAATTATATATTACAACCTAATGAAGAGGTTGAGGTTTATGCACAAACGGGCACTGTTACAGCAACAAACGGGGCTACTCTAACTGTTGTAGGGCAAAACGGAGGCGATGTAGGGACTTTTTGGTGGTTAGGCTGTGACGGTACACCAACACAAGAAACCGTTCATCCTGGTACAGCAAATGCAATCACAAGATGCGCTATAAACGTACCGCAACAACCTGTCGGTCAAGGTGGAACAATTACACAAACAGGATTATGTACAGTATTCTTTTATAGAGCTCAAGTTTGTAACTCAGCTTCTACTGTATTTTTACAAGGACAAACGACGCTTGGACAATTCAGCATAGGTGATGTCGTACAATTTACTCCTATAAATCAAGATCTTATAAATACAGGACAACCGACAGAAACAAACTGTGCAACTATAGATAGAGTAGGTGTGGGTAATGGACAGGATGGTGTAATTAATTTACAAGCCTCAGCTTGTGGTGATACAACTAATTGTCCACAAGCAATACCTGTTTTCAAGTGGGTGTTTAGTAGCAATTCACCTGGTGCGGGCTCTTCCACTCCTATACCGTGTTCAGATAGCACATTCTGCGCAACTTTTGTTTACACAACTGCATCTAGTTTATCAACAACATTCCCAGGGGTCACTAGATTTTATTTGGATATAAATCTCAATGTACCGTTCCAAGGACAAAACAACTACTTTGGTGTGGCTGCCCCTGCTGCGGGACAGACTCAAGCAAATCCACAATTCAAACAAGGTGTTTTAAGGATGGATGATTCAGGATTTTCAACGGAACTTCAAATATGTTAACTTTGTAATTATGGGAGCTGCAGCGGTATTTTACATAGACGGACCTAGTTTTGAAGAAGCTACAACAGTATTTTCAGATGCAGCCTTAACAACCTGCGCTCCAAATGGTTTTTACCAAATAGGTGGTATTGTTAGAGAGCAAGTGGATTGTGTTGCAGGTTTAGGTGGTAGACTATTACCACAAACAGCCTGCCCATCTTGTGGTGCACCGCCTACTACTGCCCCTCCTGTCACAACACCTCCCGCCACAACTTCACCCCCTATAACTCAACCACCGCCTGTTACGTTGTATTATAAACTATTGTCGTGTCCAACCACCCAAGGTAGTACATTAAAATATACGGCTATACCGCCTGATACTTCACAGTTTAACCAAAGATATCAAGACAGTCAACAAGATCCACCTATATTTTATATTTATGATAATAGTGCAGGTAACCCAACACCACCTGCAGGCACTATAAATAACGAAATACAAATAGTCCCTACACAATTTGGTTGCCCACCGCCTGCTGTTCAATATAATTACTACAATGCAGTAGAGTGTAATAATGTAACGGCAGTTGTCATAAGGTCAGCGATCAATACCACGTTAAACTCTAGTGAAGTTGTTAAAACAGTTGGCTCTTCTGTCTGTTACTCCATTCAAACAGTTGCGGCTGAAACTACAAACTTTTTGGAATACGATAGTAGTATACCTCCCTTCGCTAATTGTGATGCATGTGACCCACCAGTCCAAGATCCTAATGGTTTTATAATATCACAAAGTGGTCAATCAGATAGTGAGGTACAGCAAGATGCAAATAACCCAAGAACAGAGGGACAAAAAGTATTGACAAATATAAACAGCAATTGTTGGACACTCGGCACACCTATTATTACTAGTACAGGTAATACTATTACAAGCGATTGTCCACCTGTATCGCCATGTACTTTATTTATTGTTCAAGGCGGAGGTTCGGGTGGTACAATAAGTTATACTGACTGCGATGGCACAAATTTTAACAGCCAAGCAATTGGCATAAATGAAGAAACAGCTAGATGTGTTGTAACAGGATCTATTACAACAACAGGTACAGTAACTTTGGACGAACAATCTCCTTGCGACGGAACACCAAGCGCACCTTCCGATCCTTACGATTATTACAATCTACGAAAATGCGATGGTACAGGTTCCACAATTGTAGCACGTTACAACGGTGCTGCAATTAGTAATGGTCAATCAGTAAAAATAAGTGGAATTTGCTATCAAGTAATAAGCACATCCACTGATTCATCTACAACTACCGATATAGTAGGTAATCAAATATACACTAACTGTTCTATTTGTGATCCATGCGCAGGTGTCACTACGTTATCTTTGAGTTATAACCCTAATAATAACTGTACAACAAGTGGCAGTGTTAATGTAAGAGCAAACGGGACAACACTATTGTCAGCAAGTCAAATATATAACCCAACAGGTGCGTGCGATAGTACAAACTTTGCAGCCACAGGTTGGTATACACAAATCACTGCAACAGGATCAAGTTCTAAATTTTGGAATGGTGCTGCATTTACGCAAACAATAACTCCATGTCCGACTGCACCAACAGAAGTAACGGCAACTTTAGGAGAAGTGATCAACGAAATAGTAGGCCCAACAGAAGGATACACTATTAGTGGAGATGCTGCAGGAGATACTAGAACGGGTGCATATGGAGCTTCTACTCCATTTACATTCAACACCACTGTTTCTGCAAATCAAGGCTTTTCTTTTACCTCACCAGCTGATGTTGATAACTTTAGCGGTACACTTACTACGTCTGATGTAACGGGCAACACTACTATAACAGGTACCGTAGCTGAGGACAGACCAGCTAACTTCTATCAGATAAGACAGTGTGGCACTAACACTTTATATAATATTGAATCTGGAACTCCGTTTTCAACAAACACAGTGGTAGTGTTTAGATTTGATGGTGGGTCAGGGTTTCCATGCGGAACTATAATTGGCAATGCACCTATAGGTGCAACTGTTGCTGGTAGTGTAATGTATCAAGTACCAAGCTGTAATAGTTCGCAATGTACACAAGGCGGTTCTTTTCCTTTCAGCACTTTCTAAAATATTACTACCTTAGTAATTAATTTAATCAAATGGAATCTATATTTATTCAAATTCCTAGTTACAGGGATCCTGAATTATTGCCTACAATCAAAGATATATTAGCGACAGCAATACACCCCGAAAGACTTACATTTGGTATTTGTCATCAATTTCACCCAGATGATATATGGGACAATTTACAAGAATACAAAGATGATCCACGGTTTCGTATAATATCTGTACCATGGGATGAGTCACGTGGATTGTGTTGGGCGAGACACCTTATACAAAAATTATGGAAGGGAGAAAAATGGACACTACAACTTGATTCACATCATAGAATGCTACACGGTTGGGATCAAGCTTTAATATATATGGCAAATCAAACAGAGGTTTCCAAACCTATGTTAACAACTTATTGTGGAATGTATAATCCAAAGACAAACGAGAAGATATGTGAGGCTCCATATAAAATGTTACCTGTAAAATTTACGAGCGCAGGCACAATAGTTTTTACACCAAGCGAAATAGAACGGTGGCAAAGTTTGTCTAAGCCTATACCAGGTAGATTTGTTTCTGGGCATTTTTATTTTACGTTAGGTATTCATTGTAAAGAATATCTTTATGATCCAAATTTATATTTTCAAGGCGATGAGATATCGCTTTCTGTTAGATCATATTCTTTAGGTTACGATATATTTCATCCTCACAGAACTGTTGTTTGGCATGAATATACTAGAGATGGCAGAACAAAACATTGGGATGATTTTAAAAATGAATCAACAAATAAATTAAATACAACATGGTATAAAATAGATGAAGCATCAAAGAGTAGGTTGCGTCAGTTATTAGGAATGGAAGAGAATGGCTATACTTTATACCCTCATGATATTGGCAGGATTAGAACTCTTAAAGAATATGAAGACTATGCGGGTGTTGATTTTAAATTAAGAAGACTTCATTTAGATGCTAAAGATGGCAAGATACCACCAACGGTATTGTCACGAGATGACAATTGGAGAACTGTGTCACAAACATTGTACAAAGGCACTGTAGATTGGAGTAAAGAATATCCTAATATACAAAAGTCTCTTGGTTGCACATGCAATATATCTTTTATAATGGTTGCCATCGAAGATGAAACAGGGCGAACTTTATATCGAGAGGACTTAAATAAAAGTGAGTATAAAAATGGTGCGCTTACTACACTAGCTTACGAGTTCGAATCAACTGAGACACCTGTAAAATCTATTGTGTGGACATATACAACCAAAAATGAATGGGTGCATAAAATAGAGAAACAAATAATTTCTTAATTTAGTACACAATATGGCACACGAAAACTTAAATTTTACAGACCTTACACTTACCTTTAGTGAAAACTCACAAGGTTGGCCTTCTTTTTATTCATATATACCTGAGCAAATGATAGGTATGAATAACTTCTTTTACAGTTTCAAAGGGGGCAATATATATCAACACAACACTAATGCAGTGCGTAATAATTATTACAACGTGCAATACCTGTCACAAATAAAAAGTGTATTTAATGAGCTGCCACTTGAAAACAAAGTGTTCAAAACTTTAAATATCGAAGGTGAAAACTCATGGACAACAACTTTTGAAACTGATTTACCTAATACAGGTTTAGTGAATGATGATTGGTTTGTAAAAAAGGAAGGTGATTGGTTTGCCTACATAAGATCTACAGGCACTGATCCTGCAAACGTCACTGAGTATCTTCAAAGATCGATGAATGGTATTGCTCAAAGCACAAGTGTTACAGGTACAAGCACAATACCAATAATAAACTTTGCAAATAGTGTTGAAATAGGTAACATAATTGCCATAGGTGATATGATATATCACGCTATACCCCCTTACACCACGCCAACACTTGCAGGCAAAATTACAAACATAGAGGTTGACATACCAAACAATATAAATAGAATTACACTAGACGCAACAATAACAGGGGCAACAGCACCATCTACGCAAACGGGTTTTATATTATATATCAAAAATCAAACAGTAGAATCTCATGGTTTACTTGGACACTATATGGTTTTCACTATGCAGAATAACAAGACAACTTCAACAGAATTGTTTGCTGTCGAAACTGAGGTCTCGAAAAGCTTTCCATAAAATTAGTATCTTTGTCAGTAAATGAATTAACCGTACGAAACCTAAACGAACTTGACTACGAAAAGTATTTAGTTAAGTGGTGGAAAGATTGGGAATGGGTTGCGCCCGTCAAAGATTTTCTGCCTGACTCTGGTAAGGGTGGTATAATGGTTTTGTATAAAGATACCCCTGTTTGTGCAGGATATATATATATGACAAATTCTAAAGTAGCTTGGGTGGATTGGATTATATCAGATCGTCATTATAAAAAGAAACCGCAAAGGAAACAAGCTATTTTTTTACTTATAGAAACTTTAACCAAGATGTGTCGTGATCTAGGTTTTGTTTTTTGTTATGCGTTAATTAAAAATAAAAACCTAATGGCAACATATACGAAACTTGGTTATAATGAAGCCGATTCGTACAATAAAGAAATGATAAAAAAATTATAATATGGCAGCAGCAACAGCAATCGTAGGTACAGCTTTATCTGCAGCAAGCACAGGATTGAGTTTTGCGCAATTCGCTAAGCAAAACAAAGCACAAAAAGAGGCCGAAGCTGCGGCTGAAAAAGCAATGAAAGATGCACGTGCAAAATTAGAGGAAAACGTTTTCAAAGGGTTAGATATAAATCTTAAATCTTTTGAAAGAGAAAGAGATGCATTAGCGGGAGTAGGTGCTCAACTTGTAACAGCAGGTCAAGAAGCTGAGCGGGGAGCGGCAGCTACAGCTGGAAGAGTGGCTATGGCAGCTACACAACAAGCGCAAAACATTCAAGATAGGGAGATAGATGCTTTAGAAAATTTAGAAAGATTGATTGCGGCTGAAGAATCTGCTTTACAAAAGGCAAGAGTGGATTTAGATTTAGGAGAAGTACAAGGTGCTCAACTCGCCGCACGAGATGCAGAGCGTAATAAAAACCTTGCTCTTGTATCAGGTGTTCAGTCTCTCGCTAAACTCGGTCAAGGTATTATGGGAACGGATCCTTATAGTGGTAGCCCCGAAAGAAAAAACAAACGTATAGAGAATCGTACTAGACGTCAAAATGAGAGAGCAACACGAGTGGCACAGGGTGAAACATCTATAGCGGGTGATACACTCCGTGATACTTTTGGTGCATTGAAATCCGTAGGTGGTACACTTTTAAGCCCTCTGTTAAATGTGTTTAGCGTAAGTGGTGGTGGAAACGTTGGTGGTGCACAATTTTAATATTTAATAAATGGCTACATTTTATAAATATGCTGAACGGAAGAAAACCAATCAGATAGATTGGAATAAAATATCTTCTGATATAAACAAAAACATGGCTGCCATCGAAGAGGCAAAAGCATCAAGACGAGCAGCAGATCAAAAGGCATTGAATGAATCGCTAACAAGGTTGATGGAGAAACCTGTTGGTGAAGACTTGGCAGAAAATCAACGTATAGCTAACTACACTCAGCAAGCTGAAGAGATCTTGTTAAACGATTTAAGGTCTTTGAAACGTGGTGATATTAACCGTAGAGACTACAACCTCAAATATAATAATGTAAAGATGGGAACTGAGAGAGCTTTCAGTCTGTCTAAACAATATCAAGACTCCTATCAAATGCATATGGACAGATTAAAAGCTGATAAGGATGGTAAAATATTAGCAAGCAATCTCGAGGGCGAAATGTTGGGTAAACTAGAACAATATGGGATAGCTTCAGGTTCACAATACTATATTAACCCTATCACAGGTGATGTGAGTTTAGCTCTTGTAACAGGTGAAGGAAAAGAAGGGGATGTAACAATTGGGGACAGCCAATTTGATCTTATGGGTCTTGGCACGGCTCAAAATATAATTTTCCAAAAGATAGATAAGTATCAAACACAAGACCAAGTAAAAAACATAGCAGAAAATTTAAAGACCACCGCTATCGATGAACTCGACCCTTCAGGATTTAAAGGATATATTACATCAACTAAGGGATTAGATATTGATGCTTTGTTTGAGATTAAGGAAGGAATTCTAACAGCCAAAAAGGGTTCAGATGGTGAAGCTTTATTATCACAAATAAATGCCACTTTTGCAGGCAATCCTTTTTCCAAAGCTAGTTTTTTAAGCGATACTGTCGGAACAATAGATGGTAAAGTAGTTGAGATGGTATTTCCAGATGCTCAAGGAAACTTTGTCGATACAGGTAATCACCAAATAAGAATGAAGCTTGACAAACAAGGGAGGTACGTGCCTGAGATAACAGACGAGCAACAAAAAATTATTGACAAAAATATGGTTGCTCTTGTGAAAAACTCAATAGATAAAGAGTTTAAAATCAAAGCTGATACAAGACTAACCGATGCACAAAGATTTGATATTGGTCAAATCAATAGAAAATTAGCTGAACAAAAAGATTCACTGAGATTAAGTATGGATACTATTTCTGAATTGTACAAAGGTGGCGAAGTCGATTTGGAAGTAGCGACAACTTACTTTAAGGGTATTGAACCAGGGATAAGGAAGGTAGAAAGAAATGATGACGGTTTAATATTAACTGTAGAAGATGATCTAGGTAATATAAGAACAGAAACGGTTAGTTTCTTTGCAAAAGATGCAAAAGGTAATCCTGACATAACTAAACCTTTGACAGAAAGAGATTTCATACTAGCTGCTTCTAACTTATTATTAGGTGGTGAAAAGACTCAAACAAAAGAGTTCAAACAATTAATTGATAGTAGAAATGATGAGGGTAAGTTTGTTTATGGTGGAAAGACACGATCAACAGGCAAAGCTACCGCAGGCGAGGGAGTATCCCGAACAGGCAGAACAACATTTAATATATCTACAAACAGATATATTGACACGAAGTTGAAAAGTGGAAAACTTGATTTTGATAAGGGACTGCCTTTTGGTAAACAAGATAATGATTTAGCTAAAGAATTAGAAGCAGAGTTTACTGACCTAGGTTTAAAAGCAGAAGCCACTGGAGGATTGAGCAATGAAGTATTTGTTACTGTACCTGGTGTAGAAGAAAGGGTGATTATAGATGCTAACAATTACACCCCTTCAGGTGTAAGGAAGGAAAAAGAAAAATTAAAAAAGTTCTTATTAGTAGCGATTAAAAAATTAGGGCTTGAAGAAAAATTAAATTTAGAACCAGACCCTCTAAGAGGTAGGACATCTCAATATAATAAATAATATGAATGAACAAGCTTTACAAGACGCATATGAGTTGTTTACTGCTGAAGGCTATCAGGGTAGTTTGCAAGATTTTGTAAATCTAATTAACAGCAATCCTAATGCTTTACAGGACTCTTATGATCTTTTCAAAGAAGAAGGTTATGCCAAACCTATTGAAGATTACCAGGTTCTTGTAGGCGTAAAAAAAAAAGACGGTGGGGCATCTACTTCAGAGGTTGGTTTATTGGAGCCACCAACTGTTCCACAGGTCTCTTCGACAGAGCAACCCGAAAGTGAGCAACAGTTTTTAAAGACAGACGCAGAGGGTGAGGTTGACTATTTTCAAGGAACATTTGGTGATATACTAAGAGGTTTAGATAGTGTAGCCCCTGTAGGTATAGGAGACTTTGTCGACGATATGGCACGTAGCATAGCGTCAGGATATAGACGTGGTGTATCATCAGAGAATGCTGCTGACCTTTTAGTTCGTGGTAACAAAGCAACTGACGAAGATATTTATTCGTTCATAGAAGCCAACAAAAACGCACAAGCCTTGCCTCCATCCAAAGAGATGGAAAACTACATGAAAACATATGAAGATAGTGGTAAAGGTATCATGGGCGTAGTCTTGGGCTTGGTAAAAAACCCCACTGTTATACCTGAAATTATATTCAGTTCCTTTACGTCGATGGCAACTAACACCGATTCTATTATTGCAGGATTGTCCGCAATTGGAACAGGCGCAGCGCTTGGTGCACCAGGCGGACCAGTAGGAATTGCAACAGGAGCGGGTGCTGCTATACCTTACGCATTTGCTGCGGCAGGCTCAGTGCTTGAGATGGGTGCTACATTTGCAGAAGTCTTAGAACAAGAGGCAGAAGGAGAAGAACTTACTCCTGACAAAGTACGAGAGTTGATAAGTAAGCCTGAAGTGTATAACAGAATAAGAAACAAAGCCGTAACAAGAGGATTAACAATAGGTGCCGTAGACGCCTTCACTGCACGAATGGGGGGCAGAATAGCAAAAGAAATAATTAAATCAGCTAAAACAAAACCATTTACAAAAGCAGCAATAGCAGGAACTGTGACTGAAGGTGTAGGTGGATCTGCGGGCGAGGCTGCCGCTCAACTCGCTACAGGGCAAGAGTTGGACATATCAGACATAGCATTAGAGGGTATTGCAGAACTGCCTATGGGTGTTATAAATTTAGCTTCGCAAAAGAAAGTAAAACCTGCAAAGTATGTAGTCAATGATGTGGAATCTACGAAAGAAGAGGTCGATAACATGATTGAAACTATGACCTTAGAAGAACTTACTGAATCTCAAGGCAAGAATATAAAAATAGAAAATGACGAGCAGACGCAACAAAAGCTACAGGACAAAATTACTTTCTTGTCCAAGAAAAAAAGTATAAAAAATACATTACCAAACTTAAACGAGCCTACATTAGACGAGATTACAAACAAGCAAATTGAAATTGATAATCTTGAAAATGAAACCACTGAGGTTGCAAAAGAGGAAAAGTCTAAGTTACGACAAGAAATAAAAGAGCTAACAGAAAATCAGCTTGACCCAAACGAACAAGTAACAACAGATCAGAAGACAGATGAACAGGTCACTACCGAGCAAGATATAGTGGAGGACACTACAAACCAGGAGCAGGTATCGGAAAATCTTTTTATAAATAGAAGCCCCGAGGAGGTACAAGTTATACCAGAAAGAGAAAGCACGATTAAAAAAGTTATTGATATAGCAAAAGTTGGAGCTAAATCTGTAAGAAAGATATTGCCAAACATGCGGATAGTAATGCATGAGACCCAAGAGCAATTCAAAAATGCAACTAATAAAACAGGACGAGCATTCTTTGATGCGCAAGATACTATCCATATCAATTTAAGTAAAGCGACATTGTCTACGGCTCCGCATGAAATATTTCATGCCGTATTTTTAAAGAACATCAAGACCAATAAACAGGCAGCACAACAAGCAGAAAATATGATGAAGTCTGTTCGTAAGGTTCTTCCTGACAAGAGTCCACTTGCAAAACGTATAGATACATTTGCCGAGTCTTATACGGATGTATCAGAATTACAAAATGAAGAGAGAGCTGCTGAACTTTTTGGTATTATGGCAACTGAAGAAGCTTACAGCTCATTACCAACGCCAACCAAAAATATTATAATTAAGTTTTTAGAAGACATAGCAAAGACTATAGGTCTTGATATAAACCTTTCAGAGTTTACTCGAACAGACGAAGATGTGATAAACCTACTCAATACTTTATCAGAAAGAGTGAGGACAGGTGAGGAGATACAGCAGTCAGACATAGAAATATTGGACATTGATTCAAATAAAACTCAAGACGCACCATTAATTAGAGAACAAAGAAATATAGAGGATGTTACCCGTCTTTACAATATGAACACAGATGGTTTTATTCCCAAGACTGCAAATTTATCGCAGCTAAGAAAAGCAGTAGAGCCGTTTGGGTTTGAAGCATTTCGTTCACGTGAAGATCAGTTCGGTCAAGGCGGTGGATTATTTATAAAGAAACCTGGGCAACGTAGGTATAAACCACCAAGATTAGGCGGTCGTCAACAAGTTGAGCAGGAACCAGGAGCAAGCAAAGAAAGAGTCTTAAAGGAGATAGAAGGCATTATAGAAAAGTCAAAGAAAAGAGGTAGACAATTCAAACAAATACCTAAGAATGTCATAAGTTATCTAGAGCAAACAAAACTTTACGAACAATCTTCTGATGTACAACGTGAAGCATTGTTTAGAGATGTGAGGAAGCGTTTAGGTATAAAAGAAAAGAGTGCTCCATCTGTAAAAAGATTATTTGGTACACTGAAGGATGTAAAAAAAGTAACGTTTACGGAAAAAAATCTTTTATATAAAAGGATAAAAGATATCCAAGAGGGCGCAAAGACTCTGAAAGTCGCTCTGAAAAAGGCTGAAAAGGTATTAGGTCAAGAACTAAAAGAGCTCAGTGTAAACGGCACTATTACGGTTAATCAGATGACCTCGATAATGTCTCGTCTAAGAAAGACAGACTTGCTCAATCCTGTCTCAAGAGATAACTTTATTGACTACATGACTAGAGTCATGGCGGACGTAGACTACACCAACAAAATAAGAGGTGCCAACACAAAACTAAAAAAAGCTAGGAAAGCTGTTGAAACTAAAATAGGTATTGCCTCTGGTATCAAGTCTCAATTGCAAAGAGTATTTAGTATAAGCCCTTCCCGTGTACCACTACAAGTTCTTGATAACTACCTCGAACTTATTAATATATTCTCACAACCAAAACAAATATTAGACTTACCTACTCAAAATAAAATAGAAGAGTTGTATGAACCTGTGCTCAAACAATTAGACGAAGAATTATCCATGTCTAGTGACCTATCAGACAGGTTAGCAGAAACGGATCAGAAAGTATTCAAAGATGGTAAGTTAGACTACAGAGCCACTATACAAAAGATGCTTGATACAGGTCAAATAGATGATAGGGAGTTTGAGGTGATGCGAAAGTACAAATCACAAATCTTGCCAACACTTGAGCCAACGCAAAAAAGCGAAGCTGAAATAGAAGCTGCAAAGACTTTGCTCAAAATAGAGATTGCTACGGCGGGTGACCCCAACCCAAACAATTTACCTTCACGAGATGAAAGAGATGTAATTAGAGAATTTGCGGAACTTATAAGGACAAAAGCATTAGATTCACTAACACCTCAAGAGCTAACTAACGTACTACGTATATTAGACAACATACAAAATGGTTACCTGCCACATGCCGCAAAGACCATGGTTAATAGGTTGAACGCAATAAATTCTGCGGCAGAAGTACAAGCAAGTATTAACAAGGCAAAGATTTTACCTGTGAGTAAAATTTATTCTAGGATTAAAGGTGTGTTGACTAGAAAAAACAAACTAGTTGAGCTAGTTAGACGTTCACCTTTTTATTACATAGACCAGTTGTTTGGTGATTTTGCCACGAAAAATATATATGAGGCAACCCTCGGTAGAATTTCTAGAGCGTATGCTAATTACAATAAAAAACGTAAAGAGCTAAATATAAAACTTAGACAAGCAAGTGAGGCTGTTAGAAAATCTTTGGGGGATAGTCAGAATAGATTTGTTGAATCCACCTACAAACAGATGGTATATCTTATTCAAAAAGAATACCTTAGCAATCCTGGAAGCAATCAAGTTAACCAAGCTGCTGATTTTTTAAGAGAAACTATAAAGCAGATCAAAAAAGGGAAGACAAGATTTAGAGAGCAAGATGCAAAGATACTCCAAGATATACTTGATAAATATACTAATGACCAAGGGCAGATAAATAACGATAAGCTATTCAAAAGTTTTAACACAGCAGAAAAGCAGTCTATACAAACTATTGAAGATATCAATGCAGAGAATACCGAGAAGGCAGTCTTTACAGCAAACATAATTAGAGGTGAAAGTATAAAGCCGTTGAGCAATTATGTTCATTTGAACGTTGAACAGGATGTCACTAACAAAGATTTAATAGGCGACAAATCATTTTTCGAAACCTTTACTAAAGTCCTTATGCCGTCTACAAAAGCCAAGTCTTTAATAGAAAGAACGGGTGCGGTTTCACCATTAAATTTTGATGTCTATGCATCTGTACAAAGAGGTACGAAGTTTTTATTAATGGACTATTATCTTACCGATCCTATAAGAACAGGGCGTAAGACACTAAACCTAACAGAGAAAGCTTTAGATGACAATGAAAACACTACTGCTGAGCAACAAGAAATATTCAATGCGATACGTTTTGCATTCAATGAATACGTTAATGACTTAGCTTACAACTCTTTTGGTGAAACTTCATTGGCGGATGAAATTACATCTTTCTTATCACGAACGGGGTATAGAACAATACTTGCAGGTGCAGGTCGTTTTATTGCAGAATTCACATCAAACTTTGGATTTGCTATGATTACCGATCCAAAAGCTATGATTGCAGGTATGAAATTGTCAAAACTTTCTGGATCAGAACAAGGTGTTGAGGTATTAAGTAATACGGGCAGTTCGCAAACCACAAGAATATATGACTCAGAAGGCGACATATCAGGTAAATTTTTAGACCCGTCCGTTTTGCAAAAGAAAGACACGCCGAGACAACAAGGAGCGGTATCAGGTATAGAAGACACTATTTTAAAATATTGGAACAAAACAGGAAAAAAATGGGTCAATGGTGTTGAGTTTGTTGCAGACAAACTAATATCAACACCTGATAAACTAGTAATGAGACCTCTTTGGTTCGGGAACTTTCAATTAGAGTTTCAAAAAATAGCTGGTAAAAAACCTGATTTTAGTAAGATTGCTGCTAATGATGAGACTTACATGAATGAAAACTCCGAAGCAATCAAAGCTGCACGTGAATTAGCAGATAAGAAAACAGTGATGGCAGGAGCAACAGACAATCCTTTCATGGGTATGTTGAAAGGTAGAGCTAAACCAAATCAAAGTGTTTTTATAAGAGGCTTTAATAACTTCAATAACTTCATGACTCGTTTCCTAATCTTTGAATATATAACCGCAAGAACAGGGGTTGCTAACTTGTTAGGTAAAGGCGAGCTCTCACCTAAACAAGGAGGAGCCTTAATCGGTGGGGTAATGACCCGTATGGTATTGTATAGCATGATAGGCACAGTGATGGCAGAATCGTTAGGATCTTTATTTACTGAAGACGATGATGATTTTGATCCAACTGCTCCTGATAAAATAAAAGATTTTCCAAAGTTATTTGGACAAGCACTCTTGTCTGCATTTACTTCTCTTACTCTAGGTAGAGACTTTGGTAACGCTACAAAGGCTATTGTTAATTATGGAGTCGAGGAGTTCAATGAGTCTCAACTAGAGTTCTTGCGGGACGGTGAATATAACGAGTTTAGAGACGCATTGCAATACAATATTATTCCTAGAAATAAAGGAGCAAGAGGAACAGATGCAGGTGACTTCTTGAAACGGGTACTCGCAGCTTACGGACCTTTAGTTGGTACAACAGATCTATTGATAAAAGTTCTCACGGAAGAGCCCAAGAAAACTTTAGAAGCAAGAGAAAGGCAGGTTGAAGAACAACAAATCAGACTACCTCTAGAAATTATGGGTAACCTAGGTTTGATACCATTATACAAAGATGTAAGAAACATTGTCCTTAAAAATTTATATGGTGATTTAGCCAAAGCACAAAGGCAATTGAAGAACAAAAAGAAACAAAGAGAAGAGATGCTCCAGGGCTACGAGAGTGAGGCTGACATGAAGAGATATGACTTCGAGTTGTGGAATCAAACTTTCGGGCCTGAGTCAGAAGGTTATGACGAGCGTGAAGCTGAAAGACAACTTAAATTAGAAGAAAGAAGACTCAAGAGACAACTCAAGGATGAACTCTATAATTATCAGCCACGTAGAAAAAGAACTAGAAAAAAGAAATCACGTTTTACTGTAAGAAAAAAGAAATCTAGATTTTAAATATGCCATTTAAAAGTCAAGCACAAAGACGGTACATGTATAAGTTTCTTCCAGAGATAGCAAAAAGATGGGAGAAAGAGACCACCTCGGGTGTATTACCAAAAAGAATACATCCTAAAAAAACTAAAAGGACACTGTTGACACAAAGGAGAAGAAAAAGAAAAATAAAATCCTAAACTTCTTGGCGTACAGATTCGCTTACGCCCTTTAAAGCACGTGACATAAGAGACACATTTTTTCTTACCTCTGTATAGTCTTTATCCATCAAGTTTTCATATATAGAGGGTAAGAGAGTATACAAATCGTTCATTACAAAGTTTATATTTTGTACTCTTTTACGCTCAACTGAAGTCAGTTCAAATTCGCTCATGTAAACTAAATTATCAATTCTAATATATAATAACAATAATTTAGCTAGTTTAGGTGGGTATTTTTATAGTTAATAAGTGCTTTCTGATAACGTCTTTTATTATGTTTCCTTAAATATATACGTTTCCAAAACTCTGCTTGAGCCTTATAATCTACAGGGATAGCAGTTTTTTTCTTTATGCTATTTAAATCTGTGCCAATACGCTGTCTAATTTTATCATATATGTTAATATATTTTTTGTCCCTCTTTGAATATTTCTGACAAAAGTTCCATGACTCAAATATATTATCGATTGCGTGCATCACAGTTGCGTGGTCTTTACCTAGTGTCAAACCAATACGTTGTAAGCTATAGTTTGTATAATCTCTACAAAGTTTGAAGTATACAGTACGTGCCACTACATATATGTGTTTACGAGTTTTACGTTTAATATTTATTTTAAACTCATCCTGTACGGCTGTTCGTATGGTAGACATTGTCATCATAATCCTCGACAGACTTCAACTTCGAAGCCATATTTTTTTAGTTCTTTTATTCTATACCTCTGCAAAGGACTTACTTTTCCTTTCGGGGTTTTCACTTCGACAAACAAAGCTGGGCGATCAGATCGCAATGCTATAAGATCAGGTATACCGTTTTTGTTTGTAGTTGTTAGTTTTATAACATAGAAGCCCTTATTCTCTAGTTGCTTTATCTTCTTGGCTTGTAATTGTTGTTCGGTCATATTTTAATTTAAAAAATCCCTTTTGAAATGACTAAGGGTATAGTCTTTCTTCTTTATTACAGCTTTATATATTTCGTGCTCTATACCATCCTGGGCAAATATCCAATACACGTTATTATTTAACCTATCTT